CCGCGTCCGACTACAGCGTGTCCGGCACCGCGGGGCGGCAGAACCTCAGCACGGTCACCACGTTCCGGTCTTCGACGTTGCCGCTCAGTGCCCGGGTCAGCAAGGTGCTTTTCGATCGGGTCCAGCAGATCTCTGCGCTGACCGGTGGCGGGTCCACGGCAACGATCATCATCAAGATCGGCGCCGCCAATGATTACGTTTCTTTGAACATTCAAACAACCGTGGGCGGCACGGCTACGCACTGGCTGAATCAAGTGGTCGGCGGAGTGGAAACGGTTTTCGATTCCGGTTTCCCGTCCACCGGCTTGTCCGCCACGGCGGCCATGAGTGTGGAAATCCAGATCACCACTGTGGCCGGCGTGAGTACGGCGAAAGCCCGGATCTACGCTCAGGGCACCACGCCGGGTGGCTGGACGACATCCATCACCATGACGCAGCCCAACGCGAGCGGTGACGTCACCGCGCTTTCCGCTCGAAGCTCGTCATCGACCAATGCGGCGCCGTTCTACATCGAATACGACGGGCTGACCCTACCGACACTGCAGGCCATGACCGTCTCGGCCCGGTCCGTCAACAGCATCGTCAAGTCGCAATCGATCGACACGGCCATCCAAGTGGCTGATGCGTTCTACGTGGCCCGGAACTAGGAGTTGGACATATGGCCGTATATCCAGACATCGAGGTTGGGGACCTGGTCACTGCAGACCTGTTGGACTCGATGCTGCCCAAGACCTACGTGAAACAGTCGTCAACGTCGCGAAACACCACGACCACCCTGGCGGACGATACCGAACTGGCGAATATCCCCCTTGAGGTCGGTACGTACTGGATCGAGTTCTACGGCTTCATGACGCAGGCCACAACCACCACCCAGAAACTCAAGGGCCGCTGGGGGTTTACTGGCACCTGGAACAACCCGGACCGTAACGTGATCGGTCCGGGCCAAACCCAGACCGCAGCCCCCTCGGTTGCTACGGAGGTCAACGTGGCCGGCGCGCAGGCTGCCGGCCAGGATGTCGTAGTCAGTGTTTCCGTCACGAGCGTGTGGGCAAGCTGGCGGGAGACAGCAATCAACGTCGTGGTCACCGCCGCCGGCAACCTGTCCTACCAGTGGGCACAAAACTCCTCGTCCGGCAACAACACCACACTTCAGGCGGAGAGCGGCTTCCTTGTGCGACGGATCGGTTAGGCTAGGATCATGGCAGACTGGGTGCTCATCCCATGCTTAAAGGTGCTGTTCGCGGAGTTCGACCGGATCGCGCCGAGTCGGGACACCGCCTCCGACGGCAGCATCGGCGACACCGCGCACCAGCGGGAGGTCTCGGACCACAACCCGGACGAGACTGGGTCGGTGCCGATCCACGACGCGGATCATCTCAACGAGGTTCACGCGATCGACGTTGACAACAACCTGCGCGAGCCCGACCTGACCATGGAAGACGTCGTCCAGTTCCTGCTCGGCCGGTGCCGCTCCGGCGCCGAACGGCGGCTGCGCTACATCATCTACAACCGGCGCATCTGGTCGGCGTCATCAGGGTGGGTACAGAAAGCCTATGCCGGTGCTTCGGCGCACACTGAGCACGCGCACTTCAGCGCCTCATACGACACCGCACTTGAAGCCTCAACGACCTCTTGGCATTTGGAGGATCTCGTCATGCCCACTGCTCAGGAAATTGCCACGGCCGTGGTCGCCGAACTCCACGGCGGGTACGCCAAGACGCTCGCCAAGGATCCAAAGACCAGCCTGTGGGACTCCGGCGATGGGCGCGCTGTCTGGTGGAACAGCGTCAACGGCACACCGGCATGGGTGGTCGTGGACGGCACCTTCAAGCTCGCGCAGAGCATCGCGGAGAGGCTGGAGCTCTCGGTCAGCGAGGTGCTCTCGGCGGTCGGTCAGGTCGATGACCAGGTCATCGCTGCCCTGACCGAAGCCGGCCGGTCGGACGAAGATGTCGCCGCCTCCCTGCGCGCGGCCCTCGGTGACCGGGCCGCTGCCGTCGGCCGGTTGCTGGCCGGCTAAACACCACGTGGACGTTTTCGGTATCCCCGCGAACGTCGTCAGGGATGCCGGGGCTTTCGGGCTACTCCTGCTGACGATCGTCGGCATACTTACCGGGCGGCTCATCCCGCGCAAGGTTCTGGACGATGTCCGCGCGGACCGCGACGCCCGCCTGGCTGAACGCGACAAGGTCATTGCCGCGGAGCGTGAACGTGGCGATCAGTGGCGCGCAGCCACCCAAGCACAGGACGCACGTAACGACCTGCAGACGCAGCAGATAACACAACTGGTCGATACCATGCGCACGATGAACGCCCTACTCGACGGGATGCGCCAGGCGTGGCAGGACCGGCGCCGATGAAGTGGCTGCCCTGGCGCCGCCACCGGCCTCGCTCCCGGCCGGCCGCGTCAATGCCGGATCCGGTCGATGTGGCTGAGGCAGTGGCTGCCCGACAGCGCGCGGAAGCCCTGCTGGAGCGCGACAAGCGCCGTGGCGCGGAGATACGTGAGGTGACCGCCAAGGCGCGCCGGGAGGCCGTGACCAACCACTTTGCGCAGCTCATAGCCGACACGTTTCACCCGTGACCGCGGCTAGGATGGTTGTCGTGAGCAACACTTGTCAGGTGACAACCAACCTGTGGGTCGTTACCGCAGTCATCGCCACCGCACTCGGCGCGTTGGTCTTCGTGATCAGTTACGCATGGCTCACGCGTAACGCCTGGCGCCGCTCCGCGGTTGGCCAGAACGTGATGGCGCTGACCGCGGTCATCCTCGTCGTGTCCCTGCTGGCGGTCAGTGCCATTATGTTCGGCATCGACTGGCCGGCTCGCAATGCCATCCGGGCCGGCGCGTGGTGGGCGGTGGCGGTCATCGTGTGGTGGCGGGTGGTCCTGCTGTTCCGCGCTCAGCCCCGCGATCGGTCCTGATCTGCTACATTCCCGGTATGCAGACGAAGGGCAAGGCAGTCATCGCGTTCCTGTACGCCGTGGCGGTCGTGGCCGTCCCGCTGTTCGCCGGCGACCACTGGCCGACCCCGGCGGAATGGGTGAGCATCGCCATCGCCGCGGTCACCGCGCTGGGCGTGTACATCACTCCGTTGATCCCGCAGGCGCCGTGGACGAAGACGGCGATCGGCGCCGCACTGGCTGGCCTGAATATCCTGGTGACGGTCATCGATGGTGGTATCACTGGCAATGAGGACCTGACCATCGCCTTCGCCGTCATGGCGGCTCTGGGCATTCAGCTCGCGCCGGCCCGATCGGCGAATGGTGTGGCGGTCGGCACCGGCTCCGATCATGTGATCAGTTCTGGGGCGCGCTCTTAGGCGGCGGATACGTCGCGAGGATTTCCTCCCGCGTCCATCCGATGTCACCGCGGCCGGTCAGGCTGTAGCGATCGGTGCCGGGGTGGCGTGTCCACACATCCCCCTCCCCGTCAGTGATCTTGTCCGGCAACGCATCCTCCGGCGCTGGCTCCTCGGCCGGCACCATCGCGATGACGGCACCCATCAGTACGGCAGTCCCGTTCTTGTCGACCAGCCATGGCCCTAAGGCGGGCTTGCCGTCCGACAGAGGAACGGGGCCATCGACATCGACGATGATCGTCGCGCCGGTGCTCAAATGAAACGTGTACTTCATGGTCCCTCCGGGTATCAGGTGGGCATGTTTGCCCTGGTAGCAGCGATCATCTGGTTCCTGGCCGCATTCGGAGTAGGACTCGGCTCGATCAACATGCTCTTGTTCGGGCTTGCGTTTCTCGGTCTGCACTTTGCATTCGGGTGGGGCTTCTCGATTGCCCCACCCTGGTCACGTCGTCAGGCGTAGGAAGTTCGGCCGCTCGGCTGGGTACGCATAGGTGACGCAGTCGTACATGGCCGAGATAGGGTCCTCCACGCGCAGCGGTGGACCTTCCAGCAGGCGTCCGCTGGACTGGGTGGCCACCTTCTCCGCCTTGCTGCGCAGCCACTTATCAGCCTCGGGGTGCCGCTCCATCTCAAGCGGCACTCGCATCCACAGTCGGTCCGGGATCATCACCGCGCTCGCCGGATGGTGACCGACGAATCGGCGAGCATGACGTCCGCGCTCAGGCGGTCCTGGGCGGCGAGCGCGAGGGCGTTAGCACCGTACTCGTCGCGAGGGAACGTCACCCGCGTGATGATCAGCGGGGTATCTGTTTTCAGGTCGTACGATCCCCGAGACTCCACCGTCGCGCCCACGCCCGGCATGATCTTGTCGACCAGCCGGCGCGCCTCGCGGGTGGCCTGCTGGATGGTGAGCTCTTTGCGTGCCGCCGTCTTCGTCGTCATGCCCAGAAGTCTAGCAGGTATCTAGCAGGATGCGCAAGGGGGCAAAGAGAAGCGGCGCCGACATCCATGCCCTGAACTGTCGGCGCCGCTTACTCGTGATCCTCTGCGAGCTTAACAGCTCCCGATGTTCCCCGGTGTGCTGCCGCCCGAGGTGTACCCGGCGCCGCTGACCGCGAAGGTCCGGCCGCTGGTGCCGACCATGGTGATGTCGTACGCGGCCGGCACCGTGGACGTCAT